TAATTAGATTATGTACCCATATATCTGATTCGGTAGTTGCCAATCCAGATGGTCTACCATAACATGCAAGTTCGATTGCTATGTTCCCAGTCCTGTGCCATTGGTCACGTTCTGATTTAACCTCTGACGTTGATACCCCTGAAAATATGTTGTCAATGTATTTTTCCCAATTCTGACCCCAAGATAGGTCGATGTCAAATTTTCTTAGTACATTTATATCTTTGCTTTCATTTAATGCCATGTTTCTCCTTAATCAAACCATTCTTTTAATGTTGTTATAACTCTATTCTTTGCTATATCAAAATATGTTTCGTCTACTTCAATGCCGATGAAATTTCTATTTAAGTTGTTACATGCAATGCCTGTTGTTCCACTCCCCATAAAAGGGTCTAGTACCAAATCATTTATGTTTGACCATGACTTTATATGTCGTGTTGGTAACTCCAATGGGAATACAGCAGTATGTTCAGTTTTATTTTGTGCAACTGCCATTTGCCATATATTGCTATCGACCTTCTGTGGTTTGATAGTAAGTTCTTTTTTAATTCTCACATTGTCTTTGGATATTTGTTTGCATGTAGATTTGTATTGTGTATTTGCAGTCTTGCATTCAACCATAATGGGGTTAAATGTTTTTGGCTTTCCTTTGGAGAAAACAAACATGTATTCGAAAACTTGGTTATATCTTGATTGTTTGACTTGAGGCATTGGGTTTGTTTTCTCCCAAATCATAGTGTCATTTAATCTAAATCCATTTTCGACAAATAATATTGCTGTTTTGAACGATGTTAAACTTTCTGAACCATTTTTAGTCTTGTCATTGCAATTCCAAACAACAACCCCACCATCATTGAGTATTAAATAAAGTTTTTTGACAACATCTTCAAAATTTATTGATGAATCGTAACTACGTAAATCATCGTATGGTGGGCTTGTAACCACCAAATCAACCTTAACACCCTCTGCTATCAGATTATCCATAACTTCAAGGCAATCGCCTTTGTGTAAGTCAATCATTAATGCGCCCCTTAGCTATATCAAAATAGTTGCTGTCTAGTTCAATACCAATGAACTTCCTATCTAGGTTCTTACAGGCTACACCTGTAGTTCCACTGCCCATAGTAAAGTCTAAGACTATTTCATTTTCGTTGGTGTGACTCTTAATTAAGTATTCAAGTAATTCAATAGGCTTCTGTGTTGGGTGACTACCTCTAGCACCTTTCGCCCTGTTATTAAACTCTTGAATATTCTCTGGATTTTTCATGTTTGGGTTATACTCTATCTCTGTATTATTTCTCTGTATACCACCTATAACATCTGCCTTTCCTTCTGAATTATATTTGAAACCTGCATTTATTCTACTTTTGCCACTTTCCGCTCTTGGTTGCATTATTGGATAATAGTTCGCCTTCTTACCTGTTTTCGTAAACACACAAACATCTTCAATATGCTTCATTGGTTGATATTTAGCACTTGCAAAATTACTAGCAATTCGTTTTTTATAATACCACTGCCATTTGAAGTTCTGAATGTTTGAGCCAATTAACTCTGTTGTAAATGGCTGTTGTCCAAATAAAACAATAGGGGTATTTTCATCTTTTGCTAACCCTCGTAATCTTTCCCACATATCATATAAATTTATAACACTATCCCACTTACAAGCAGTAGTTCCATAAGGCGGGTCAGTTATAATAGCATCAACCTTAACACCATCATCAATCAATCTGTCCATCACCTCTAAACAATCACCTTTATGTAAGTTAATCATTCAAACCAAGTGTTTATTGATGGTTGGTTTTCTTTTATAATCACCTTATCATCATCATCTAAAACCATATCGTCAGAAGCATTGATTCTTGCTTCTGCAATTTTGAAATAATCTTTATCCATTTCAATACCAATGAAATTAAATCCAGCGATATTTGCTGACATCCCCGATGTTCCACTTCCCATGAACGGGTCTAGTGTGGTTCCACCTTTTGGTGTTACTAACGTTTGTAGGTACAATATTAATTTAATTGGTTTCACGGTTGGGTGATTGTTCTTTGTTGTTTTTATAGTTAGATTGTTATCGAATTTAAAACCACACCCACACCCATAAGTAGATTTTCCTAATGGAATAGATACATCATGAGTTGGACATTTCCTAATAACATTGGACAAACCTTTGTCATGTGTGTTTCTTCCATCTTTGGTCGGAAAGTCGTCCAATCCTAAATTACGTTCATTCTTTGATGTTTTAGCGCAGTAGAAGAATCTTGATGCTCCGCCATTAATCGATGACGCACCACTCTGTTCATCCATAATCTTGATTGGGCAATCTTCGTGACAAATGTAATCATCTACTGTTTCATTTCCATCTTCATCGCCATGCCCAACCATTTCACCTTTTCGGAAAGTTATATTCCCCCATCCTTCGTATTGTTCTGTATTGGAATTTAACTCATGTGGTTTGCTATTACCTTTTACCGTTTTAACGCCAATACATTGGCACTCAGGGTGATGTGACATAATTATGTTAGATGGGAATCTGCCTGATGTTTTTTCTGCGTTTATAGCACATTCCTCTCCTGTGGAATTCATCCTCCACCCATCATGTGAGTGCTTAGATGGGTTAAATCGTGTTGGTTCTGGTGTACCTGCAACTCGACTATCATCGATGTTGATTCCACCTGTGCCATGTTTTAGAACATTGGCAGCAACGGTTTTTTCTGAAATTGGTTTACGTGCCATGACGATTGGTTCATGTGCTGGTTTTAAAGCAGTACCCCAACCTTCCCACTTCCCACCATTCTCGGTTAGTTCAGTTTCGATAGGAGTGTTATCTGACCCTTGTGCTTTCTTATCAAAGAACCCTTTCTGCCAATCTTCTTGTCCGGTTGGTTCATATTCGTCTCCTAGTCTTGCCTTACGAATTGATTTCCTGCCGCTACCACCATAAATTTCTGTTGCTGTTATTGCTTTACCAACGTTTAAACTTTTCGGGAATCCACTTCCAAAATTCCAAGAAATCATATCTCTTATCTCGAATCCAGCATCTTCAACACGTACTGCCATCCTATGATATGTTCTACTTCCACTGAATGACAATAAGTGACCACCTGGTTTTAATACACGTAAACATTCTTCGAATATTTCTTGACTTGGAACGTCATAGTCCCATTTCTTCCCCATGAAACTAAGTCCATACGGTGGGTCAGTCACAATTGAATCGATGCTGTCGTCATCTAATGTTTTTAATACAACTAAACAGTCGTCATTATATAAATCTATCATTTATTTTTCCGTTTTACAAAGGTGATGGTTAAAGATTCTTCTCCACACGTAAGAACGTATTACAGCACTTACCGTGAATATTCCCGTAATACCAAGATTATCAAGCATGGTCATTTCAATGTTCCATAATGGAGCAACGATGTAAATCCATATTATTAGAGATACGAAAAATCCGCTTGTGATATTTAGCAATGATTCAGTGAGTGAACCTAATTTTGATTGTTGCATTATATAAAATATGCTAAAAACATATAATTATATACAATGTGATTTTTATTTTATGATGGGGTTGACCTAAATACCCATTTAGGTTTAAAATAATTTATATGAACGGAGAATAAAATGAAACATGAAATTAAAAATAAAATACTCCACTCTGTTAGAACACCATTGTTCAAGAGCAAGGTATTTAAAGATAAGAAAAAGGAATCTAAAAAGAATGGAAATGATAAGGATAAGGGCTATGATTATAACCCACACCCTTAATATGTTTAATGCCCATATTTATCATAAAATGAATTAATTCCCATCAACTAAATAATATCACTCGTAAGAGTTTTTTAAATAACACAGGAGGTACTGATATAATTATTATGAAATTTGTTTAATAGCCAATAAGGAGGTACTATGAAAAAGTATGATTGGTCAAAAGAAATTAACGGCAATGGTGAAGATATCGTAACGATGTGCTTTATGTGCTTTATTATAATAATGGGTATAGTATCAATGATTAACTAGACATAGGAAATAATATGTTTTACTCATAAAAAAAGGCAACCTTTAACAGTTGCCTTTTTTATTGGTCGATTATATATTACTTATTAAAGATTTTATATAAAACAGCAGCGGCTACTAGTCCAACAAGACCTTGAGCACCAAGTTGTGCAACAATACCAGTGATGGTGCCGATAATGTCACCACCAATGAATGGCACTGTGCCACCGAAAATAACCTGTAATACGATTGCGAACGCAATCAATGCTACACCTGCTTCTGTGCCAGATTTAATCCAGCCTACGATATCTTTTAACATATAATTTCTCCTATGTAGTTAAAATATAGTTTAAAGTCATTCCAGACTTGTAGAAAATGGCAACATNGCCAAATTCATCGGTTTATTTAGTTTTTTATTAATAAACTCATTTTTTATATTGGTCGTTTTTTATGCTTGTTGAATAGGATAAATAAGATTAAGTATAATTAAGGAGTAAAATATGTCAGTATCATCATTGACTAGAATGACAACACCATTAGCAACAGACCAATCAGGCTCAAGCCAAGGTTTGTTAATGCCAAAGTTAAAGTATAGATTCCGTGTAGTTTTTGAAAACTTCGGCGTATCTACACCAAGAACTGAACTAACAAAACAAGTAATTGACTTTACTAGACCATCAGTAAGTTTTGACCCAATCGACATTGAGATTTATAACTCACGTGTACGTTTGGCAGGTAAGCATACTTGGGACGATATTAATGTTAATCTACGAGATGATGCTAGTGGCATGGTTTCTAAGTTAGCAGGTGAGCAATTACAGAAGCAATTAGATTTCATGGAACAAGCAAGTGCCGCTTCGGGTGCTGATTACAAATTTACTACACGTGTGGAGATTTTAGACGGTGGTAATGGTGCACACGAGCCAAATGTATTAGAGACTTGGGAAGTATATGGTTGTTACCTTGCTAACGTAAACTACGGAGATTTGAACTACGGTAGTTCAGAGCCAGTTACAG